GGACGATAGCGGGCGAATTATTGCCGTGTGGCCGCTTCATCAGGCAAGCGTTACGCCATGGCGCGACAAGGACGGCGACCTTTATTATCGGGTGTTGGCCACGGGCAAAGAGGTTATCCTTTTTCCTGATGAGATCCTACATTTCCGAAACTTTTCTCTCGACGGATTCCTTGGGTTATCGACCCTGACCCAGGCCCGCGATGCGCTCGGCCTCAACATGGGGCTGGAAAAATACGCTAGCAAATTCTTCGGCTCCGGTGCTCGCCCTGGTGTCCTTCTCAAACATCCCGGCCGACTGTCCGAGGAGGCTCGCGCTCGACTCCGTGACGGGTGGGCCAAAGTTCATCAGGGCCTTGACAACGCCCACGCTACTGCCGTCCTTGAGGAGGGCATGGAAGCGATGCCGTTTTCGATTCCCAACGATGACGCACAGTTTTTAGAGTCACGCAGATTCGGGATCGAGGACATTGCAAGGTGGTTTAATATCCCACTTTCCCGGCTCCGGGTTCAGGGTGCAACCGCATTCGCCAACATCGAACAAGATGCAATTGACTTCGTAACCAACACGCTACGACCTCACCTGGTCCGCATCGAGCAGGAGATAAACGCCAAGTTTTTTCCCGACGGCGATTACTTTGTTGAGCACGCCATCGAGGGCCTTTTGCGTGGCGACATCAAGACCCGTTACGAGGCGTATGCCATCGGCAGAAACTGGGGCTGGTACAGCGTAAATGACATCCGGGCCCTTGAAAATCTATCGCCTATTGTTGGGGGAAATCAGTATTTGCAACCGCTGAATATGAGCGGCCTGGGCCAGCAGACATCCGGCTCGACTACATCACCCGCAACGCCACAACTTGGCGGCATCACACCCGCAAAACCAACCGCCGACCTAGTGGCCGCGCCTGTGGTCGATGCTGCACCCGTGGTGGATATTGCGGCAACCGCGCTAAACGGCGCACAGGTAACCAGTCTGCTGGAGCTTGTGACCCAGGCCAGCGCGGGGACCATCAGCGTTGGCACCGCCAAGGCCGTGGCTGAGGCGGCGTTCCCATCATTTGATGCTGTCATCCTTGCGAAAATCTTCGGTGGCATCGTGGTCAACCCTCCACCCATTGGACCTCTCAAATGATGACAATTGAACACCGCACCCTACCGATTACCGAGATCCGGGCCGACACCACAAGCCGCCAAATCATCGGCATTGCGGCCAGCTACGGCACCCTGTCGAGCGACCTGGGCGGATTCCGCGAACAGATCGCACCCACCGCATTTACCCGGAGCCTTGCGGAATCGCCCAACATTCTGGCCCTTTATTCGCACAATTCCGCCATGCTCCTTGGGACGACCCGAAGCGGAACGCTTGCGTTATCGACCAACGACAAAGGCCTGTCGTTTGATCTGCACCTACCCGACACCACCTATGGAAACGATGTGTTGGAGCTGATGCGGCGTGGCGACCTGAAGGAAATGTCGTTTGGATTCTGGACCCGCAAAGACACATGGGACACATCGAGCGGCGAGAAGATCCGCACCCTGCACGATGTGGACTTACGCGAGATCTCAATTGTTGCCGATCCGGCGTATCCGGTCGGAACACAGGCCGCCCAGCGGTCATTATCGAGCCATCAGTCGAGGACTGTAATGGAGCGCGCTTTGCGCTTTTTAGATTTGCAAAACCGAAGGCGGTAACCGCCAATGGAGGACATGATGTTGAACGAAGTCCGGGCGGAACGAGCCGCCAAATTGATCGAGATCGAAACCCTTGTAAAAGCGGGTGAGGCTCGCGAGTGGACCCCAGAGGAGTCTGCGCTATACGACGAGATGAAAGCCGCACATGATGCGCTTGATGCGCGGGTGGTGGCATTGGAGGCGCTGGTGGTTCCCGCTGAGGAAGCGGCCGCGCCAATGGAAGAAAAATCTGCACCCAAAGCCGCTGTGGCAGAGGGGCGGGAATATGTTACCTCACGGAGAAAAACGATGAATGCACCTGGATTTGTCCGAGATTACGATGACCGACAGGCCAAGCGGGACAGCGACCTTGCTTTCCGCGGATGGTTCCTGGGGCCTGATGCGTCCGACTCCCACCGAGAAGCCGCCCAACGAAGCGGGCTAAACCTTAAGGGATCTTTGTTTGTCAAGCGTGGCACCCAGCTATCCGCCGAGGAACGCGCCCAATCCACCACCGGTTCGGCGGGTGGGTACACCATTCCCCAAGGTTTCCTCGCGGCGCTCGAACGCAAGATGTTGCAATTCAACCCGCTTCGGTCTATCGCCACAGTCATCGCCACGACCACCGGCAACTCGATGCCGATGCCAACCGTGGACGATACTGGCACCACGGGCAACCTGGTGGCGGAAAACACCGCAACAGCGGCATCCGATGTTACCCTTGGGCAAATCACCTTTGGAGCGTACACCTACAAAACTGTGGTGACCGCCTCAAACGAATTGCTCCAAGACACCGGGCTTGATTTGCCCACCATCATCGGCGAACTCATGGGTGAGCGCATCGGACGATCCGAAGCCGCCGCCTTTGCCACCGGCACCGGGTCCAGTCAGCCTGAAGGCGTTACCATTGGCAGCTCTCTAGGTGTTACCGCCGCATCTTCAACCGCTATCACCATTAACGAAATCCTTGGACTGATCAACAGCGTTGATGCTGCTTATCAACCTACCTCGAGCTTTATGCTCCATCAAACCGTGTGGACCTACCTGCTCAAATTGCAGGACGGCCAAGGCCGTAACATAATTCCTATCAACTATGGGGACGGAATTGCACCCAAAATCTGGGGCTATCCTGTCTACATCAACAACAACATGAGCTCCGCCATTACGACCGGCTTGAAGACCGTATTGTTTGGAGACTTTTCTAAATTTTACATCCGCGATGCCGGGCCGCTTGAGGTCAAGCGCTCCGAAGAATTCTTGTTCACGAGCAATGCTACCGCATTCCTTGCGGTGGGCCGCCGCGACTCCAAGGTGATCCAGTCCGCTGCGATCAAATGGTTGGCGCAGCTCTAACCGTCCTTCCCCTGGTGGCCGTCCGTCCTCACTTCTAGCGGGCGGTCACCTCCTTTTTATCCTTGCGAGGTCCGCAATGTTCAAAGTTTTACAAAGTATGGTGGGGAATGACTTCTCCTACAAGCCCGGCGATATTGTCGAATGGACCGGAGCCGATGCGGACAACATGGTTGCCGCTGGTATCCTTGAGCGAATCGCAACAAAGCCAACCGAAACCGCAACACGCAAAACCAAGGAAACCCGCTAATGCCGTTGCCCACCTTACTCGATGCAAAACTACATCTGAGGGTTGATACCTCCGATGAGGACGCATTGATTCAGGTGTTGCTTACGGCAGCCATCGGTTACTTTGAACTTCATGCCAGGCGCATCCTATCTTCGCAAACGCTGACGCAAAAACAAGACCTACTAAGCAACCCGATCTATTTGAAACAAGGTCCGGTAACCGGCGTGACATCGGTCACGGTTCGCACCCTGACCACCACGGACACCATCTCATCCGCCGACTACATCACGCAAACCGGACAAAGCGAAACCAACCCGCAAATCTATTTTAAGGATGGGATTACTACACCATCGCCAGACGGCTATCCCGGCGCTGTTACCGTGACTTACACCGCCGCAACCACGACAATCCCGCAATCGGTCAACATCGCCGTCCTGTTGTTGGTCGGGCATTGGTACGAGAACCGCCAAGCCGTTGGCCCTACCGGCGGGGGCACGGTTCCCTTTGCCTTTGAAGCCATCGCAAACAAATTTATCTGGGGGGCGTATTCATGAAAATAGGAGACCTCCGCCATCGCATTGAGTTACAGGCCCCAACCGATTACCAAGATGAGTTCGGTCAACCCGTGCGAAGTTGGACCAAATACGCCACGGTTTGGGCACAAATCAACGAGTCCGGCGCTTCTGAATCCATTGATGGGATGCAGCTAAACGCCAGCGCGGTTCATTCTATTTTGGTCCGCTATAGGTCAGACATTCAATCCAATCATCGTATCCTTTGGGGCGAGCGCTTGTTGAACATCGTTGGACCACCACGCGACCTTGATGGAACGAAGATTGCCCTACTGATTGGCGCGGCGGAAAATGTTGCCGCTGAAGTAGGTGCTCCATGATAATCGCCGACACCAAATCCTTTGAGGCGGTCATGGGTGGGGCGCTGGATCGCCTTGTCAATTTGTTTGGGACAAAAGAAAAAGCGGCACAAATGGCGATTGCCAAATCACTGGGCGCAGGTGCAACCGTCATTGCCAGGGCGGCAAAGTCTGCTGCACCAAAAGGCAAACGGACCAGCAAGGGCGGCAAGAAAACCTACGGCAAAACCGGGCTATTGAAAAAGGCAATCAAGGCCAAAAGTGGTGTGAGCAAAAAGGGCAAAGCCTTTGCCGTTGTTGGACCGAGCAGGGGTGTCAACGAAGATGTCAAACGCGGACGAGGAAACGAACTGGCTCGCCCGTCCAACTATGCGCACCTCGTGGAGTTTGGATTCAACGCACACCACAGGGTGCCACTGGTCAAAGGCCGACAACAAGAAAACATCGTAAAAAAGGGCGTTTTATGGAAACCTTCTGAGCTTGCAAAGTACACAAAAAAAAGAGGAATTGTCTCAGCAAACCTTACCGCCGGAATGAAACAACGGCAAATAAAATTCATGGGTGGTTCGGGACAAGGAACAACTCGCGTAGCCGCCCGGCCTTTTATGGCCAAAGCCTACGCATCGACCAAGGCCGCAGCCGGTGAAGCCATTGTGACAAGATACGCCAAGGAATTGGAAAAGCTCCTTTTGAAATTGGCAAATGGGGTAAAAAAGAAATGAGCATTGCATTTGCCAAAGCTGTTCGCTCGTTGCTGCTGGGAGATGCTGCCGTTGCCGCATCATTGCCAGGCGGCATACATCCTGCACGGATACCACAGGAGGCCGCATTACCCGCCGCGGCCTACGAATCATCGAGCGACCCGCTAACCTCGATCACCGGGGTCATTGCCATTCGTTCGGCGTCACTGTCCTTCCACGGCATCGCCGCAACCGTGGCCCAATGCGAGGCCATGGATTTGGCGATTCGCGCCTTGATCGAGGCTAACGCTGGGCAAGTGACCAGACAAGGAACAACGATCATGGGGCTTCGCTATAGCGGCAACAGCATCGACGCAGAGGACCTTTCCGATGGGGACGATGAGCCTTTGCGGCGTTTGGAAATGACGATCACCGGCCTCGAAAGGTCGGCGGCTTAGACTTTTTACTATTAAGGAGATAGACCAATGCCAACGACCATTCCCGCAATCACGATACCGCAAGGGACAACGCTCACCTACGGTGCCACACCCACCAGCATATCGCACCCAACCAGCATATCGGGGCTTGACCAAAGCCTTGCTGCTGTGTCGATTCAATCGGTCACGGCAACCACGGAACTACGGGTGCCAGGGCGAAAGACTTTCGGTGATATTACCGTTACCGCCAACTATTTTGAAACCGAGTTTACAGGCATTCAAACCGTGCTGGACAGCCGGGCGCAAACCTATTTGACGCTGACTTCATCGGGAGCTTTGGGGGCAAGCCCAGCAAATCCTACTGTTGCCGTTTTCAACGGGTATTTTAGCAAGATTACCACACCAAGCATTGCGGACAACAGCGACCCGCTGACATACGAATTTAC